CAGAGCGCCCGCTGTTGTGCCGGGCAGGTAATTGACGCCACGACCCTGCGTCTCGATCACGCCGTTTGAGGACGCCACAAACTTTGCTCCGGTCACGTTTCCAGCGCCGGTGATCGTGCCGTATATCGGTCGCGCCTGCCCGCCATCGGTGGCGGCAACAAAATCAGGAAGATTAACCGGCGCCGTAATGGTCAAATTCCACGGTGTTGCGGTATCGACCAGCACCGTGCCGTTAATCGTGGCGTTGAGATGCGCACCAAAACCGCCTGTTGAACCGCCGGTAATCGTCGTGTTACCGGCGATGAAGAAAGCCGAGCTTGGGCCAGACAAGATATGACTGCCGTTGACAAGGCCGAATGAGCAATTGCCAAGGCCCCACGTCGTGCCGTTGGCGATATAAATTCCGTTGCCTGCGTCCCCAGGCGCCGACGCCGTTGAGCGAAAGCTGAAGCCAGCGGCGTAGTAATTGCCGCCTTTGATGGCGAGAAAACAACTGCCGGACCCGGTATTGTAAATCAGGACGTTTGCGGGATTTGCTGTATTGCCAATAAGATTGACCGTGCCTGAGCCGTTCGGCGTCGGGAACTGAATTTGCGTCGTCGTCGTGTAGGTGCCGTCCGCAACATAGATATTGAAACTCCACCCACCGAGATTGTAGCGCGTCATCACGCTGAGGGCGTGCTGGATGGTTTGAAATGGCCCGTGCGTGCCGGATATTGTCGCTTGCGAGCCATCGTAAGCCGTATCGCTTCCGGTCGCTCCGTTAACGTAAACCGAACGTGGCGCGGTCAACATCGGTTGCGTTGTTGATGGGCCGCCGGAAAGCAATTGAAAATTTCCAGCGCCGTCATAAACGACGTCGATAATTTGGCCGATGTTGATCTCCCAGGCGATCAGCGGCGACAAGTCGCCGTGTATCAGCGGCACTGGGCCGACGCCGTTGACGTTGATCGTCACCGCCGCCGTGTTGAGGTTAGCGACCTTGATGCGCCAATATTGGCCGAGCCAATAGCCTGTTACCGCCGGGTTCGGCGTGATGATGATGGAATTCGGGTTGCCGGTGTCGGCATAGGCGTTGATGCGTCCGCTCTGTACGCCTTTTGTCAATTGCGTGAGGTCGGCGGCGGTCGGCGTCAGGCCGGATAAAGTGAGAAGGTTGACGATTTCGCGCTGCGGGTTCTCGATCGAGGCCGCGGGCGGGATCGAGCCCATGGTTCCGGTGGACGGGTTTCCGTTTATGTAGGACGCGTTTGGATCAGAAACGCCAAAAGGCTGCTCGTATTTCATGGAGTCCCCGCCATTGGATCACCGGGCTTTCCGATGCCCGAATAGTCAAAGATGATTTGCGTATGTGCCGGCTTCCAGCGGTTCAGCAGGCATTCGAGGTCGGTCGCGAGTCCGATGCGCAAATGCGGGTCGACACCGGCCTGACCTTTGGTGACGCGGAACCACGTCAGCGCAGCAAGATGGACATGTACTGTCCAGTAGAAGCGGTTGGTTTCCGGGCCGAGTCCGTAATACGGATATTCGGACAGCTCACCACCGGCGACGTTCTGCCCGTTTGGATTTTTTATCGGCTGGCCCCACTCATTGTACATCGGATCTGAACCGTCGCCATAAACGCGGTTGTCGCCACAACGATCGAGCCCGACGACGAAAGTTCGATATTCGGTGATGGTGATCGAGTAACCGATCTGAGCCGCAATTTGAGTGAAGAAATCGCGCGACTGCGCGCCCAGCATTGTCATTCGCATGACCAGGGCGAGCTGGCGCTGGCCTATGGTCTGCGGTTCGGCGTAGCAAGGGTCTGGCAGCCCCCAGTTGCGTTCCCAGTCGGGCAATAGCTCGATCGTCTGGCGCGGGTCGCTCTCACGCTCCAGGAGGTCCGCAGCGCGCCCGTCGACAAAGCCCCAATATTCGCAGAGGCCTGCCACCGTTTGCGCGAGCACGCTGTCGGGATGCCGCGGCCATGCTTGGCCTTGCGGCAGTAGCGTCATGTAGGCTTGCGCATAATCCGATCCTAAACGGCGGATATGCCGATCGGGCGGCGCCGGCGTGACATCCCAGAAGCCGAGCGCGCTCATTGGTAAAGGATCGTTTCAAGAACGGCCATGTGGCCGAGCGACGGCATGACGTTATCCGCAGTCGTCACGAGCTGAAACGATTGAACGCTCGGCGCGTTCATGATCGCGTAGCTGACCCAAGCCGCATAGATCGTCTGCCCTGGCGCGGCCATGGCGAAAAGCATGTCGCGAATGCTCTGCTCGATCTCGGCCTGCGCCTCGACGGTATCCGGCACGAGATTCGCGATTGTGATGTCGAGAAACTGCTTGATCGGCGCCACGACATAGCAATCTTTCACCGTCACGGGACGCATCTTGTCAATGTAGTCGGCGACTGCTTGCACGTCGGCCGGCGTCGGCCATCCGTCGTCCGAGGCGCGCAGATCGTCCATGAGAAAGCGAACCGTGATGGTTCCGGTGCCCTGCTCGGGCGCGGCCCATGCGCGGGTGACGCCGGGCACCGCGAGCGCCCACGAAACGTAGTCCGCGGCCGACCCGCCCATCGGCGGATTGCGGATGCGCTGCAGGATGCGGGCACGTAGCTGGTCGTCGGTCTCGGTGTCGGTGCCGCCCGTCAAGCCGTAGGCAAACGCCGGCGTGCTGACATTGGGCACGCTGATCGAAAGCGCCGATCCGTCGGCGAGATTGCCAAACGCCCCCGGATCGAGCGCGCGGATATCGCCGATAACCGACGCGGACGCGGACACTGTAATATCTGCTAGCGTCTCAAAAAACACTTGCGCGTTTGGCGAGTCCGCGCTGGCCGGCATCATTACGTCGCTGCCGAGCTGTGTATTTGCCGGAATTACGGCGCCGTCGACCAGCCCTTGAAAACTCGCGGTGCCGCTGGCGAGCGTCGCCATCTTGCGGCCCGTGGTGCCATCCGCGTTGACGAGCCAGATTTGGCCATGCCGGTCAAGCCACTCGGTCTCCGCGGTATCCGGCAGGAGCTGCAGCGAGAGCCAGTCGACATATTGCAGCGTGAGATGGCAGAGCGCGCCCTGATTGTCCGACAGAACGCGCAAGATGCTGTTTGGCACGTTGGCGTCGGCGCCCGGCAAGGACGCGTTGACGGCATCGCGCACGAGCGAGCGCACGTCGCGCAATGTCGGCGTGTTCCACGGCATTCGTTACAGCTCCAATGAATCCCAAAGCACCGCATAGCGGAGGTCGATTGCAGGCAACGGGCCGCGATAGATGCGCACCAGGGCGTCGATGCGTTGCGCATCGACACGCGACACCACGATGTCGAAACTCGTGCAAACCCGCCGATCGACGAACGGCTGGACGGCGTCGCGGATATAGTTTTCGACGACGACGAGCGTGGAGCCGTCGCGTGCCGAGGCCGACGTGATCTTGGCGCGACGCAACAGCCAGAGCTTTGAGCCGATCGGCCAGCCGTTCCAGATCAGCTCTGCATCGAGATCGCCCCACCATCCGCAACGGTTCGTACTATCTGGGTCGGGCAGGGTATCGTTGTCGTCCGCGAGCGCGTTGGTTCCTAGCGCGATGCAAATCGCTGTCGCGAGCGCCTGCGTGTCGTCGAGCGTGCCGTTCGGAAGCAACTGCCAGTCAAGCGTGACCGAGTAGCGCGGAAAGATCGCGTTCTGAACGAGCCGGATATCCGGCGCGGCGCCCGCCACCGCTCAGCCCTTCTTGCCGAGCGAGTTGACGCACGGTCCCGAGAGCGTAACGAGATAATCAAACGATCCCCTCCCTGCCTCGGCGCCGACATAGACCTTCTTGTCGGAATTGATGTGCAGATAGGTGTTGCCGTCCTGCAGCATGTGATGAACTTGCGTGCCGGATACCCGGGTTTTGTCCTTGGTCACATCGACAAACCGATAAGACTTCTGGCCGTCCTGGTAGACGGCTTCCTGGCCACGTTTTTGTTGCTGCTGGCCGCCTTGACTCGACGTGCCGCTACCACTGCCGCCGCTGGTGTCGCGGGCGCTTCCGGTGTTGCCTGAGCCGCTGGCGCTGCTTGCCTTTTGATGCGTCGCATTGCTCTCGCTGTCCGAAGGCACCAACTGCATGCGCACCGTTTTGTCTTGCGGCGCCGACCAGAACCCGCCGTCCTGCGTCATGTGAAATTGCTGCTTATCGCCGCGGCCGCGGAACATCGCGGTATCGCCCGCCAGGAGCTTGAAGAGGCGATGGCGGCGATCGTCCATGTTGCCGCTGACGGGAAACGAACGGCTTCCGCCCATGAAACCGATAAAGGTTTCGGCGCTTCCGACGATCTTGCCGAGCGCATCCTTTTCCGCATCGAACACGACGCTCGTGAAGCCGTAGTTTTGGGGCGCCTCGATCCCCT